TCTTGCCCTCACTGGCGGATGGATGACACCTGCTGAGGTTCGAGTCATCGAAGGGCTCCCGCCGATGGAACCTAGCCCCCGCATGGAGGAGACCAATGTCTGAACTATTGACCCGCTCGTTCGAGTTCCGCGCTGAGAACGTCGACGCGGAGCAACGTGAGATCTCCGGCATCGCGGTCCCATACGAACGTGACGCTGAGGTCGCGCCGAACTTTGTGGAGCGGATCGCCCGTGACGCGGTCGAAGACTCCGACGACGCGCTGCTGTTCTGGCGTCACTCCGACCCGATCGGGAAACTCATCGAAGCGGAGTCGACTCCTGAAGGGTGGCGGATCCGCGCAAAGGTCTCAGACACGACCCTCGGCAACGATGCGATGACGCTGTCTCGTGACGGGGTGATCTCACAACTGTCGATCGGGTTCGAATCGCTCGCTGACACGGCATCGACTCGTGAGGATGGCGCGACGGTCATCACCCGTGAGCGGATCCGTGTTCGGGAAGTATCCCTTGTCCCGTTCGGCGCGTATGGCGTCGACGCATCAATCACCGAAGTTCGAGAAAAGAACTCTGACGCCTCTGGAGGCAAAATGACTACAACGCTCACTGAAACCGACCTCACTGAGGTTCGCGAACGCATGGACGACCTAGAGCGTCGCCAGGCCGCGTTCGTCACCCGCGACGAGACACCCGTCGCTGATATGCGATCTGCTGGCGAGGTGCTGAAGGCAATCGCTGCCGGTGACGAGACCACCGTGAACGCGTACAACGACCTGCAGCGCGCTTACTCGGGTGGCACGACCGCTGATCTCGGCACGACTCTGAAGCCTGGCTGGGTGGGCGATCTGACCCGCCTGTTCGATTCGTCTTCTGGTGTGCTCGCTTCGGCTTTCGAAACTGGCACACTCCCCGCCTCTGGCATGAGCATTGAGTTCGCTGAGCTCGACGCCAACACGCTCTCAGTGACCGAACAGGCCACTGAAGGCGCAGACATTGCGATGGGCAACGTGAAGATCACGACCCGCACCGCACCGGTCAAGACCTACGCGGGCGGCACGACCCTCACCCGGCAGGAGATTGAGCGAGCGACGGTCGGTGTGCTGAACACCTCGCTGAACGGCCTCGCGCTGGCTGCAGGCGCCCGCAAGAAGGCAGTCCTCCGCGCCGCATATGATGCACTCGTCGCGGCACGCGTCGCGGTCGCTGGTGACGCTGGCGTGGTCGGCCTCGGTGCGACCCTCGCAGCCGGCACCGATGTGAACTGGACTGCAGCAGTGATCGACGCGGCAATGAAGTACGAGTCGATCGCGCTCACCCCTGAAGCGCTTATCGTCTCAGCCTCAGTGTTCAAGAAGCTCGACTCGCTGCGCACCACCAACCATCGAGTGCTCGAGGTCGCGGACGGCGATACCGCCGGACGCCTGAACCTCACTGGCCTCACCGGGTCGCTTGCAGGTCTCCCGGTGCTGCTCGATACCGGGGCAACTGGCGACAAGGCAACGTTTGTGAACAAGCTGGCGCTGCGCCAGTACGACTCGGCGCTCGTGTCGCTGCAGGACGAGACCATCTTGAACCTGTCGAAGTCGTTCGCGGTCTACCGTTACGGTGCTGTAGCTGCCGAGATTCCCGCGGCTGTCGTGCCGGTGAAGTTCGGCGCTTAGTCATGGCGGAAGGAACAGAGGCACCCGATCCTCGCATCGAGAAGTTGCGCATCTACTGCGGCGCTCCCGCAACTGATGTGTCCTTCGTGACCGAATGCGTGGAGCAAGCGACCGCGCTCGTCACGCGTTTCGTCGGGCAAGCCTCTGTTCCCACCGCCATCGTCGATCGCGCAGTCCTCGAGGTTGGGAGCGAACTTTTCCACCGCAAGCAGGCACCGAACGGAATCGCCCAGTTCGCGACCGCTGAGGGACAGTCACCCATCAGGGTTGCCAGGGATCCAATGATCGCCGCGTACCCAATCCTGCAACCGTTCACAGGGGTGGGGATCGCATGAGCACCTTGCAAGCCGCACGCGAGGCCGTCGCAACTCTCATTCAGGATGAGATCGAGATTCAGGCGCACCCGTTCATGCCGAGCCGCATCGTGCCACCCGCGATGATCGTGCTCCCGGGCTCACCTTATCTGAGCGCTGGGGACACGTTCGGCTCGTTTGAGTTGCGGCTGGAGATCGTGCTCGTATCAGCCGCGAAAGTGAATGAGACCGCAGCGAACACGCTGGATGGTCTCATCGACGACACGGTTGTGGAGCTCACCAACGCCAACATCTCAGTCGTTGAGGTGTCCGAACCGTGGGCGCTGGCTTCATCCAACGCCGAGTATCTGGCAGCGACGATCACCACAACTCAAGCGATTCGATTGTAGGAGGCGATTTTGGGAAGCACGCGCATCAAGGGCTCGGCCCTCTCGCTTGCCTTCGACGGTGTCGACTATTGGGCAGACGTGACACAAGTTCGGCTCACCAACATTCCTATCGGGGATCCTATGCGGGCACACGGAAACCATGCAGTTATCGCAGCTCCCCGCCAGTACTTGATTAAGGGGACTGCAGCGCAGTCTCTCGATGACGGCTCGTTCTGGCGTTACGCGTGGGCGAACGCGCAGAAGATTGTCGACTTCCGATATGCACCGCTCGGAAACCACGAACCCGCAGCTGATGCGCCCCATTTCATTGGACGTGTTCAGATCGGCCCCCGCCCCACGGTCGGTGGTAATGCGGGCAATAAAGAGTACGAGTTCGAGTTTGAGTGGGAAGTCATCGGAGAACCCGACCTTGACGACGGCAACCGCCTGAGTCACAACTACTAGGAGAAGAGATATGAGTAGCATTCGCATTAAGGGCAATAAGCTTGCCCTCAGTTTCGGCGGTGTCGACGTCTGGGCAGACGTCACCGCTGTGACGCTCGAGAACACCGATAAGGATGGTGGCCTCACCACCTTCGAGGACGCTTCGGGCACCCCTGGCCGCCAGTACCTCATCAAGGGCACCGCGATCCAGTCGCTGCAGACCTCATCGTTCTGGCGGTACGCGTGGGCGAATAGCGGTCAGACTGTGGCGTTCCGGTACGCGCCGAAGGGCAACGCGACCGCGTCTGCCGACGAGCCGCACTTCCTCGGCCAGGTGAAGATCGGCCCCCGCCCGACCGTGGGTGGTGAAGCCGGAGCTTCGACGGAGTTCTCGTTCGAGTTTGAGTGGCAGGTCGACGGTGACCCGACGATGGATGAGGGCACCGATGGTATCCCCGTGATCTCGTCGATCACCCCCGCTGGGCAGAACGCGGGCGAGCAGGTACTCATCACCGGCACCCGACTGTCGGGCGCGACCAGCGTGAAGTTCGGCACCACTGCGGCAACGAACCTCATCGTCGCGTCGGACACCACTCTCGCCGCGATCATCCCGGCTGGTGCCGGCGTGAAGGCCGTAACGGTCATAGCGGGGTCGAAAACCTCCACCCCTGTCGATTACACGGTGGCCTAACGTGAGTCTCGACGGGACCTTCTACGGGGATGGCACGGTCGTCCGCGTAGAAGGCCTGTCCAAACTCAATCGCGGGCTGCGCAAGGCCGGTGTCGACGTGCAGCGCATGAACGACGTGATGCACGCGATCGGGCAGGCCGTCGTTGATTCCGCAAGCGTGCCAATTCGCACTGGTCGGCTGAAGAGCACTCTCCGTGCCGGTAAAGGTCGCACGAAGGCTGTCGTCCGCATGGGCGGCGCTCGAGCACCCTACGCAGGTGTGATCGAGTACGGCTGGAGAGCGCGTGGCATCAGCGGCTCAATGGCCGTCAACCGAGCCCGCGATGGACGCAAAGCGGAATCACAGCGCATGATCCGCGAAGGCATCGACCAGATTTTGAAGACCAACAACCTCTAGTAAGGAGACACCCATGTCAAACATCAACACCGATTTCTCGCTCGACAACCTCACCCTCGGGGAGGTCTCGCAGCTCGAGGAACTTTCGGGTCTGTCGTTGACAGAGATCGCTGATGAGCACGCACCGAAGGGCAAGTTTATGACTGCGCTCGCATTTCTTGCGCGGCGTCGTCAGGACCCGTCGTTCACGTACTCGCAAGCCGAAACGCTCACCCTCGCTGAGGTGCAGGACGTTCTTGGAGGCGACCCCCTGGGGGAAGGCGAAGCGGCGTAAGCGCCGCTCACGTAAAGCGCATCGCTATTGGGGTTGTTCATTTCGGGCTTGCACCGTCTGAGATGAACAACCTCACGATGCGGGAGTGGGCCGCGATCATGGCCGAGTACAAGAAGAAGCGGAAGTAGGAATCATGGCAGGCTCAACCGTTGTCGTGTCAGTCCTTGCTGATGTGAAGAGATTCACGTCCGGCATGGACACTGCTGCTGGTGGACTCACCAAGTTCGCGAGCGCCGCTTCCGGTATGGCGAAAGTTGCGGTCGGAGCGGTCGCAGGCGTCACGGCAGCGCTTGCTGGTGTCGCAGTCGGTGGTGGTATCGCTAGAGCCTTGAAACTCGATGAAGCCACCACCAAACTGCAGGCGCTCGGCTACGTCGGTGAGCGTGCCGGTCAGATCACGGAGAACGCTCTCGCTTCGGTGAAGGGCACCGCGTTCGGCCTCGACTCTGCCGTGAACTCAGCGGTTGGTTTACTGGCGGCTGGAATCAAGCCAGGCGAACAACTCACTGGTGTACTTACAACGATCGCGAACACTGCTGCACTCGCTGGCACGTCAATGGATGAGATGGGTTCCATCTTCAACAAGATCGCAGCGAACGGCAAAGTCACCACTCAGGAGATGAATCAGCTCGCGGATCGTGGCGTTCCGATCTGGCAGTATCTCGGTGAATCGCTCGGTGTGAACAACGATGAGCTTCGCAAGATGATCGAAGCAGGTTCGGTTACTGCTGAGATGTTCAATAGCGCACTCGGGCCCGCTGTTGAGGGTATCGCTGCGACGATGGGCGGATCCTTCAAAGGTTCGCTGCAGAACGCTATGGCCGCTCTCTCTAGGCTTGGCGCAGCGTGGATCTCTCCCGCACTGCCAGTCGCGACCGCACTGGTGCAGTTGTTCACTTCAAAGGTCGATGAGCTCACCGGGTCTATGTCGCCCCTCCTCGACGTGTGGAAGGAGTGGATCGCCAGCATCGATCTCGAGGCGATCAAGGGTGGCGACCTGTCCGGGCTCATCACTGGGCTGCTGCAGCTCAAGGACACCATCCTTGGCGGGCTCATGGACGCCTTTCCTTCACTGATTGACGGCATCGTCGCTGCGCTCCCAATGCTCGTCACCTCGGTGCTTGCTGGCATCACAGGCTTGGTGAGTGCGATCGTGAGCGCAGCTCCGCAACTCATCGCTGGTGGCATCACCCTGATCAGTGGGCTGGTCGCTGGCCTGATCAGTGCACTCCCAGAGGTCATCACCGCTGTGCTTTCGATCATCCCAATGTTGTCCTCTGCGATCATCACCGGCCTGCCGCAGATCATTGAAGGCGCAGTGCAACTCTTCCAAGGGCTCGTCCAAGGCGTTGCGACCATCATGCCGCAGCTCATCACGGGGATCGTTGCGATCCTCCCTGTCATCGTCGACGCGCTCATCACCGGCATTGACGCGCTCATCCAGGGCGCGATCACCTTATTCATGGCGATCGTTCAAGCGCTTCCGCAGATCATCCCGCAACTCATCAACGCAATCGTCACACTTTTGCCGGAGCTCATTGGTGCACTGATCGGCATGATCCCGGGCCTCATCCAAGGTGCGATTGATCTGTTCAAAGCCATCGTTGACGCGATCCCGGTAATTGTTCCACTGCTGATCACCTCGCTCATCAACTTGATTCCCACCCTGGTGCAGACTGTGCTCAGCATGATCCCGGCGCTGCTGGATGGAGCCATCCAACTGTTCATCGCGCTCGTTGAGGCGATCCCCGTGATCATCCCTACCCTGGTGTCTGCGATCATCAACCTCGGTCCGAAGATGGTCGGCACGCTCCTCGGACTTATCCCCGATCTGCTGCAGGCCGGTATCGACTTGATCGGCGGACTCGTGAAAGGTCTCTGGCAAGCAGCGGGAGCGGTCGGTGAAGCACTCCTGAGTATCATCGGTGACGCGGTGGACGGGTTCAAGAGCTTCCTCGGCATCAAGTCACCATCGCGCCTCTTCTTGGGGTTCGGTGCGAACGTTGTGCAGGGTCTCGCTGACGGGCTCGCTGACACCGCTGTCGTGGGTAGCGCAATGGCAGACCTGCAGTCGACCGTGGCGGACACCGAGTTCAATGTGCGGGCTCCAGTGATCGAAACACCTGTTCAGGCGGTTGAACCCGCGAGTACCTGGCATGAATCAAATCGTCGGCAGCCGACGGTGAAATTCCCTGACGCAATCACGCTGCGAGTGGGCGATCGAGAGTTCGAGGCCTACATTGGCGAACTGGCTCAAAGTCGCGTCGACCGTTACGACGCCGCTTTCCAAAGAGCTATGAGAGGCCATTTCTAAGAGACGGGAGTCAACGCCGGGTTCATGGTGACCGGCGAAGGTGACGAGAGTGTTTTCCTCCTTTCATGCTCAGAAACTCACCTGCTCCTCCGAGAGCCCCGCTGTTGAGTAATCCGGCGGGGCTCTCACCCATTGGCCTATTTGCCAAATTTGCCTGTAGTGCGTTTTGATTCCCATCGGCTGAGCATGTGTAGCGAGTCTCTCGTGTACCCGATTGACTTCATGGCTTCAGTGATTCGGCCGATACTGAGTTCGGCATTTGCGCAGTCTTTGAGGAGACTCGGCATAACTTCTTCTGTTTGGGAGTTGCGTGCCCATCCGTTGTTGCCAATGAAATCAACAAAGTCAAGAAGCTCTATCTGTTCATCGGTGAAGCCGAGCCATTGGAAGTTCTTGGGTTTGCGTGCCATACCGCCAGCATATGCGAGCGGACACTTTAATTGGCGAACCATTAAAGTATCGACTTATTAGAAACCCCGCATCTATCCCGCACATTGGTGAATAGTAAGTCGAAGACGAAATAAGCAACTGAGCAATCGACAGAAGGTCAAGCGAAGCTTCTAGCACTCCGCAATAACTATTGATTCCGGTAATTTCAAAATCGAAAGGTCACCGGATCGATGCCGGTCGGAGCCACGTAGCGGAGATTACACCGCTGCTGAACCCCCAAGAGGCTTCTACTCTTGGGGGTTCCTTTA